GTGGTACTCCGTTTTATCGCCCATGTACGTCTGGAGGTAGTCGGTGCCCGTCGCCCCCACACGGTGAAGATATTTGTCGCCCGTGCGCGACGTCCGCGGGCTCGAATTTGAGATCGAGAGAGCCGTCCCGAGGTCGCTGCCGTCCTCCGCCCAAGACCTGTAGGGGTTCGCCGTGAGCGATGACCGATTGTAATCGTCGAACATGTAGACGAGCTTGTCGCTGTCGGTGTGCTCGTCCGACCGGGTGAGGAAGTCGGAGCCGAGGGCCGTGACCGTTGAGCCGTGCGTCAGGGAGCCTGTGACCGCGGTGACCGTCGGCGTTGTCTTCCAGATGTAGGCCGGGATTCCGGGCGCCGTGTAGCTCCCTGAGTTGTCTTTGACCAGGATGAAAACCATCTGCCCATGAGAGAAGCCTGTCGCGTTCGACGCCGTGAAGGTGATGGCCGTGTTGCCCCAGGACGTCACGGTCTGGGCCGTCTCGGTGAGGGAGGCCGTGTGGTAGGGCCCGGTGGCAAGGTAAACCTGGCCGGCGCCCTGGGACGAACCAAAGCTCGTCCCCGTGAGGTCGATGCCTGTCTCCCCCGGCTTGATGTAGCGACAATAGCCTTGAGGGGTGTCGTTATTGTCGACCGCCGTGATGGCGATGGCCCAGGCGGCCGAAGTGAGAAAGATCAATAGGCCCGCGAGGGCCGCGCTACTCGTGAATCTCTTCAAGGCGGAATTCCCCACACTTCCCAAAATAAAAGTCATGTCGTTTCGCGAGAGCGGGAATCGCGCAATGAAAATCCTCTCTAAACTTTAGAGCGTCTTCTTTTGAATCAAATTCTTTTTTCCTGACTTCGACTTTGGGCTCTGAATTTTCCGTCCAATAGATCGCCTCTTTCCACGTCAAAATGTAAAAGACGGCGGCGATGAGGCGCGCGTGATTTCTCATGGCTTGATACAGATCATTTCCATTCGTATGCGGTTCGCCCCTGTCCAGGAGGCGCTCATCGTCGTGCTGGTGCTCGTCGCCGCGCGGCTCGAGACAAGGTTCGTAAATTCAGTCCCGACGTCTTGGTTCACCAGCACTCCCTCGCCCGCGGCCGCCGTCAAGGTCGTCGGCGTCGACCGGACATAGAGCGCGAAGCAAGCGTCCCCGCTCTGTGTCGGAAGGGTCTGGCTTATCGAGGTCGCCGAGTCGCTGTCGGTGTTGGCGTAGGAACGGATTGCGCTGGAAGCGTTCACATTGTAGAGAGAAATCGCCGTGACGCCCGACGCGGCCAGGGCGGCGCTATATGTGACTGTCGCCTTGGCGACAACGCTCGCCGTCACCGTTGATTGCCAGACTTCGGCATGTATAAATGTCCCGTTTCCGTCGTCGACGTAGGTCGCGGTGGACTGGTTGAAGAGGATGGTCGAGACGTTCTGCGAGGCGTTTCGCCGGTTAGAAATCAGATAAAGGAATAGCCGGTTTGAGTTGCTGGTAGTCGTGATGTTCCCGACGTTGATGGTCGTTCCGCTGGTCGCGCTATTATAGGCCGCGGTGTCAAAGGTCAGAGACCCGCCGCCCCCGCCGCCGGCGACCGCGACATTGGAAGAGATGGTGAGATAATCGACCGACGCGAACCATTTGACCGTGTTATTCGCCAGGCCTTTGACGTCGATCTCTACGGCGCCAGAGGTCGTCGAGAAGTAAGCGTTCCAGGTCGGCGTCGATTCGTAAGCGAGGATGTCCTGATAGGAGCTCGCCCCGCCGACAAATGTCACGGCGCCCGACGTGCTGTTTTTGACTGCCGTCCGCATGTCGTAGCTGGCCGCGTCCGAGGCATCGCCCGCGCTCCCGCCGACCCGCATGGCGGCGATGTGGGCGTGAAGATTTACGGCGCTGTTTGTAGGCACGGTGACGGACCAAACGGCCGCGGTTGAAGCGTCGGTCGTGGTGACCGCGCCTTGGGCGGTTTTCCATGTGACGAATTCGGTCGAGGCGGCGCCGGTCGATGTTTCAAGGCTCTGGACGACGGCGCCCGTCGTCTGCTGGACGGCGCGGAATTTGATTCCCTGGGACGCGCTGGTCCCGATGACGATGTCGTTCGTCGCGTAGGAGGTGGAATTGACCACGGTCCATCCGCCCGCGCCCGCGGCCGCGGCCGTGAGATCGTACTCCGTGCCGCCGTCGTTCAAGAAATAGAGCTTGCTGTCGGAGGATTTGACGTAGACGCGGCCCATTCCGCTCGGCGGCGTGCCGGGCGCTGTGATCTCTGGGAGTTGGACGCCGCCCGTTGAGAAAGTGATCGTCGAGGCGCTGACGCCGGTCTGAATTTCGACGGCGTTGGTCGAGAATATCACGGCGTTTCCGGACCCGGTCATGGCGATCGAGGACGTTCCGTAAATGGCGTACCCGTTCATGTTGACGGGCCCGGTCGCTGTATCGTTGCCCATGTTGTCGCCCGCGACCGTGACTCCATCCCATCGGCCGTCGCCGTAGAGCACGGTGGTCGACGTCTTGACGCCGTTCATGCTGAGGGCCGAAATCTTGACAGTATTTATGCCGATCGAGGAGACGATGACGTCCGCCGGGAGCGTGCCCGGGCCGACGGCCGTTGGGTCAATCGAATTGTCTTCGGTCAGCGGCGCCGCGGCCAGGTCCGCCAGCGTGGCGTCGAAGCCCTGGACGTCGGTCCCGATGGCGAGGCCCAGGTTCGAGCGGATGGTCGCGTTGCTGTAGAAAGCGCTCTGGGAGATGGAAGAGACCATGACGTCGGTCGGCAGCGTGCCGGGCCCCACCGCGGTCGGGTCGATGGAGTTGTCCTCGGTCAATGGCGCCGCGGCCAAGTCGGCCAGAGTGGCGTCGAAACCCTGGACGTCCGAACCTATCGCCAGGCCGAGCGCGGAGCGCCATGCGGAATTTGAGGCTAGAGCATTTACCGAAATGGAGGATATCTGGACGCCTGAGCCCAGGCTCCCCGCGGCGATGCTCGCCGCCGGCGGATTTGGACCGAGGGCCGTGATGCTCGACGTGTCGATGCGGAAGTAGGCCGTCCCGCCGCCCTGGACGGAGCCGATGAACTGCCGGCTGTCCAAGAGGAGGACCGGCGTCGGCGTGGAAACAGTGCCATTGAATCCCGAGGACGTTCCGGTCGCTGTCGCCAGGGTCGAGCTGCCGCCCCCGCCAGCGCCCGAGGCTGCGATCTGGACGCCGTTTGATGTGTTCGTCAGGGTGATATTCGAACCGGCGGACAGCGCGGCCTGGAAGGCTTGGGCTGTGACCGAAGCGGCCATGACGCTCGCGCCAAGGCTGCCCGCAGAGATGCTCGCGGCGGGAATATTCGTCAGACCGGCGCCGGAACCAAAGAAAACAGAAGCCGTCGATGTGCCGTTCGTGTAGAAACCAGCGCCCGTCCCATAGGCCGCGTAGACCCCGGAGGCGAGAGAAACAGCATATATCGGGTTTGTTTCTTTGAATCCAAAGTTTCCCCCCGAGAGAAGGCGCATCCGCTCAACGCCGGACGTGTACCATGCCTGATAGCGAGATTCGCGCATGATCTGTAGGAAGCCGTTTGCGTCAAGCTGGAAGCACATGCCGTCGCCGTTGGTGTTGCCGGTGGTGGACGTCTGAAAACAAAGAGTGACCGTCGCGCCCGTCGTTGTGACAAGGACTTGAACGCCGCTCGGGACGGTGCTGGACCCGACGGAGAGGCCGTCTTTGACGTAGAGGTAGCCATTTTTGATATAACTCCCATCGGCGAGATCGACGCCGGCCGCTGCCGTCGTTAAAACAATCCCGCCGCCCGAGATCGTCAGCGTTCCCTTGTCGATCTCCATTCGCGAGCGCGGGAAGAATGTTCCAATGCCCATTTTTCCCGTCGAGTCATTCTGGAAATTGAAGATGACGGGATAGGTGGAATCCGCCAGGACCCAGCGGTCGCTCCCGTCGATATATCCCAGCGCGCGCCTGAAACCATAGACGGATTTTGAGAGATATTGCCCGCCGTTTTTAACCTGAATGTCGCCCTCGACGTTGATGGCCTTATCGCTGATCGTGGTCGTACCGAATGAGACCTTTCCCAGAAAGGTCGGGCCGCTGGTCGACGTGAAGATATTTTCGCCGGTGAAGGTATTGGACGAATCCAAAAGGGCGACGCCACCGGTGGCGCTTACGGCCGTCGTCGAGATTGTCCCGTCGGGAAAGCGGACGCTCTGGACGTCGACGATGTTCGTGGTCGTCACGGCCAATCCGAAGGGCGCGGATGTGCTATTCCCCGCGGTGAAAGCCCAAGTCTGGGTCGAAGCGCCGACCACTTGAGCCTGAGCCAGCGGGGAAGGCGCGGGCGTGCCGAAGCCAGCGGGCCCCTCAACAATGAGGCCATTGTCCGGCGCGGAGGATGGGATCGTCGAGAAGCTGCCCGTGTTGTAATGTGATCCTATGACCGCGCCGCCGCCCACGGACAAGGCCGAGAGGCTGGTCTCCGTGTTTATGCCGATTCCCTTTCCGTTTACGGCGAAGAAATTCCCGCCAGGACCCCGGATTTTGACGCCGCGCGCGACGTTGATCGAGCCGCCCAAAAGGGAGGAGTAGTGCCGCCAGTCGATGCCCATTCCAGCGTCGGAGCCGTTCTGCCAGATATTCCAGTTCGTTTCGTAATTCCCGGTGAAATCGGATGTCTCCCAGATAAACGTCCCGCTGCCGGTCCCGGCGGGCTGTCTGAAATGCGTCAGGGCGGAAGGGCTGGCAGTTCCGACGCCGAGGCGACCGTTCACGACCGCCATGGTCGATCCGCCCACCGAAAGGGCGTTCCCCTGGACCGTGACGGTGCTCGCGGTGGTGAGCTGGCCGGTCATGTAATCGCCGGCGACGTTGACGTAGGTGTCGGAGTAGCCGTCCAGGGGAAGGTCAGTGATATCGAGAGGCCCGCCGCGCCATTTGGACGTCGTGACGTCGTACCGAAGGAAGTCACGATTTGCGACGCCCAGGATGCCGACGTCGGTTAGGTCGCTCATCTTCGTCGCGCCGACCGTGTCGGTGTCGTTGTCGACGCCGACGACCCATTGGGTTCCGTTCCATTTGAGGACGCTATCGGTCGTGAGGCCGCTGGTGCTGACGTCGAGGAGGCTGTTAAGGTAGGACATGCCGCCCAGGCCCGCGGTGCTGAGGAGGACCGTCATGTCGGGAAAGACGACGTTCGAGACGCGAAGGCGCCCGTCAATGGTTAGGGTCGAAATCTCAACGAAATTGTTTGGAAGCTGATAGATGGTCGTCCCGCTCCGGAGCCAGTAGCCCCCGGGCTGGTTTGTGTCGGCGTGCGCCGCGCCCGCCAGGGACGCCATGACCGCCGCGATGAGAGACCATCTTTTCATTCATTTCACCTGAAAGGCCCCGGGCCCGGGCCGACCCGTCCCATGATATGCGGGCCGGCCCGGGGCTGCCGGGGGTGGGACTATTGGTAGATGACCGTGGCCTGGACGTTGGAGCCGGTCGCCGACTTGATGATGGCCGGGCTCGTGAGCTTGAACGTCTGGGCCGGGAAATCGACCTGGGTCGTTCCGGTCGAAGCCAAGACCACTTTGCCCGCCAATGTGGCGGCCGTGGACGAGGTCGCGGTTGTGTAGATGCTGACGGTCTGGACAGTGGCGCCCGAGTTCGCCAAGATGAGCGAACGGACGTAGAGGCTCCCCGCCTTATTCGGGTAGCCGCCCGCGGTGAACTCCCCGGGGCTGCCCGTGGGGATGTTGGTCGAGGTATCGAGCGTGAAGCTGCCGGCGTGCGCGGCGCTCGCGGCCAGAACCACGAAGGCGCCGAAGATGATGCTTTTGATGATCGTTTTCACTTTTTTCCTCCAGGGAAAGTCGTTTGGGTGCTGCCCTTACTTTTTGCCCTTCCGCTTTTTGGCGGGTTTGGATTTAGGCTCGGGCCTTTCCGTCGCCTCCGCTTCCGGCTCGGGCTTCTCTTCGGCGGGCGCGTCCGATTCATCGGCCGCCGCGTCCTCAGCGCCTTCGCCTAACACTTCAACCAGGCCCAGGCCCACGAGGTAAGCGACATTGTCCTCGGGGAATTCCGGGGTATCGTTCGGCTGGTGGTGTTTGTTTCCACGGGTGAACGGCTTCAAGACCTTGACCTTCATGATTCCTCCATTCCCGCCCCTGGGCGGCCCCAAGCCCTTTCGAGCCCAGGGCCGCCCCCGGTGCGGCGTTAAACTAGGCGGCCGGGATGGCGAGCTTCGCCAGCGCCTCGCCGTTCGCGACGCTGATGTCCTGCCGGCGGCGGAACTTGAACCAGACCTCATCCAGCGAGAAGGCGCTCTTGCCGTTGCTGTCGGAGGCGGAGTCCGAGGCTTTCACGGTGTAGCCGCCGCGCGGGGAAATCCAGAGGCCGTCCCAGGCGCCGAAGAGGAGCGCCGTGTTCGTGCCATTGGTCCGCGTGGTGCCAAGCGTGTCGGGGATTTGATCCGTCTCGTCGTACATCTTGCCGAGAATCCGGCCGGGGGCGCCGTCGATGGGCGCCGACCATAGGGGCCGGTTGTTGTCGTCGACGAGCTTCATGACCTTTTTGAGCGCCGTCGAAGAGAGCACGAAACGGCCGCGGCCACGGTAGGGCGCGCGCGGGGCCATGAGGAGATTGACGAGGTCGGCGTAAGAAAGGTCCGCGCCGTCCATGGTGACGGTATTGACGCCGGAAGCGAAGAAAACGCCGTTGAACGGGTCCGAGAGACCGGACACGTCGCCGACGAAGGCCTGTTTGTCCTCTTCGCGGCCCATTTCCTGAGCGACCACTTCGGCGATGAAGCTGTTGTAATCGACGCCTTCGTCCTCCATGAACTCCTCGGAGAAGGGAAGAATCGCGATGAGCTTTTTCGCCGTCTGGGTCACTTGGTCGAGCGTGCCCTTCGTCAGAGTCGGCTCGACGCCTTCGCCGACCCAGGAAACACTCGGTTTCGCCAGTTCCTTCGGGATGGTGCGCGTCTTGCTGCCCATGGGGAAGATGCGGGCGAGCTGGCGGGCGATGCTGTTCTGGCGCTCCAGCTTGATGATCTCGCTCGCGAATTCAATAGGCACGGCGAAGCCGCCGTCGGCGTTCGTCGCTTCGTTCTGGCCGCTGGAGGCCTTAACTTCGGCCAGAAAGCGGTTGTCTTTCTCGGCGACGGCCTTCAGGAAGCGGCCGAAGTTGAGTTTCTCGGCGCCCTCTTCGACCGGAGTCCCGGCTTTCGCCCAGACCATTTTCCGGACGGCCGGCGACTGCAAAGCCTTCATCGCTTTTTCCAAGGTGTTGATCTTCTCGACCAAGGCGTCGGTCTCCGCGGTCCGCTGCTCCGTTTGGGCCGTGCTCTTCGCCGTGATAGTCTCGTGCAAAGCCTTGACGGTCTGCCCGAGCTCGGCGAGCATCTTTTTGAGTGCTTCTTCCATTGTGATGCCTCCTATTTTTTCAGGAGCGCGTCTACCGCGCTCAAAGTGGTGTTGAGGTCGCTGAGGGCCTTGAGTGTTTCCTCGCTGACCGCTGGCTCAGCCGGCTCAGGGACTTCCGGCTCTTTTGCGTCCGAGACGATGTCGAGGAGCTCGTCCCCCCAGACGTCGGCGAATTCCTTCCGGAGCTCCTCCTGGGTCATGCCTTCGTGTAGCTCGAAGGCCTTGAACGGTGTCCCATTCCAGACGCCTTGAAGGTGCTTCAGGCAGGCGTCACGCTCTTCCTTGGAGATGGGAAGGCCGCCGCGGGCGCCATAGACCGCTGCGGTCCACGCGCGGAGTTTCCGCTCGTTGAGCGTGTCGTCCTCGTTGCGGTAGTCCATCTCCAGGGGAGGGGCGGCGGGCGCCGGCGTCTCGGTCGCGGAGGAGTAGCCCTTGACCATGGCGTCGGCGAATTCGCGCTGAGCGAGCGCCATGGGATTCGAGGGCACGGGCACGGCGGAGAGCTCCAGGAGCTCGGCAAAGAGGCGGCGCCCCCAGGTCATGTCGGGGCGCTGTTTCTTATCCTCCTCCGTGAGCGGCTCGGCCTTGTAGGGGATGAAGCCGACGCTGAATGTTTTCATGAAGCCCTGCTTGTAGAGCTGGAAAATCTGCTCGGCGAAGGGGTCGACGTCCTCCGGGACGAACTGAATCTTGATTTTGAGCTTGGCGTCCTCGACCTTCATGTCGACGGCCTTCCCGATGGGCGGGCGCGTGGGGTTATGGGCCCAGAGGATGACGGGGTTTTTCTTGTAGTTTTGGAGCTTCCAGCCCTTTTGAACGATGATGTCGCCGTCGCGGTCGCGGTCCTCGGTTGAGGCCACGGCCCAGAGCGTGCGCTCCTCATCGCTGAGGATTTTTATCTCGGGCTCGATAAATTTACGAAGGGTTTCGCTCATGACGGTTATCTCCTTACCACGGGGGCGATGGTGCAACGGCAATTTATGACCTCGTCGGCCGGGCCCGCGGCGTCTCCCGGCTGCTGCAGACCGTTCGAAAACTGTGCATTGAGGCTGCGGACCTCGCCGTCAATGCGGTGGGTCTCGCGGACGAGCTCGTCGCGGCTGCTGACCCATTCCTTTTCGTCCACGACCCCGCTCTGCTGGTAGGCCTCGATGGCCCCCTGGTTGCTGGCGCTGATGACCTCGGTCCGGGCGATGGTGCGCGCGCGGAAGCCGCGGGCCGCGTCGAAGACGTCCTCGACCCGCTTGGCGATGTCGTCAACGGCCTCGCCGGCCTGGACCGCTTCCTGGAGAGTGTCGCGCAGGGCGTCCTCGGTCGTCCGGTTGACCTCATCGGCGAACTTGAAGGCCTTCGTGTCGAGCCAGGCGCGGACCCGCGGGTTCGTGACCGTGAACTCGGGCGGGAGGCCGTAGCGGCGGATTTCTTGGCCGGCCTTGTCCGCTAGAACCGCCTCCATGAGCTGCCGGCCTTGCTTGCGGAATACCCGCCGGGCTTCGCCGTGATCGAAGAGGACGACGTCCAGGGCCTTCCGGAACGACTTCATGCCGTCCAGCTTGGCCTGGCGGGCCGCGGCGTCAAAGCCTGAATCCTCCAGCTTCCGGAGGACTTCTTTCTCCTGGTCCGTGAAGAGGCGGCGAAGGGGCTGAAGCCAGCGGCGCTCCCAATTCTCGGTCGTGGCCTTGAAGATGAACCATGTCCGCTCCCGGAGCTGCTTGGCTTGCTCCTCCGCGCTCTTGGCGGCCGCCTCGGCGGGGGCGGCCGGCTCAGAAGGTGCGGGCGCGGAAAGGCTCGCAGACCCCCCGCCATTGCGCTCAGGATGGGCAGCGATAGGGGTCGCAGCCTTGGCGGGTGGGTTGTCCTGGCTTCCAGCTGCGGGCGCGTCTGGCTGGCGGTTTTGTTCGACTGGCATGACGCCAATGGGCGCGTGCCAAGTGTCGCCCCAGTCAACCGGCTCCAGCTTCCGGCGCGCCCGGGCTTCGTTGATCGTGACGATGCCTTTCTCGACAAGCATCGCGTCGACCTCGGCCATGAGCTTCTCGTCGTCCTTGAGCGCTTGAATCCCCGAAAGGTCATGCGCGACGACCAGGTCGTCCCCGAAGGGCGCGGCCAGGCCGGAATTGATGACGCTCTCGATCTTCGCGATGCGCGGCATGAGGGCGTTGTTCCAGAAGGAGCGCTCCTGAATCGTCGCGTTGTTGTAGCTGGCCTCTTCGTCGATCCCCAGCATGATCGGCGGGACGCCGTAGACCGTCAGGACGTCAGATCGAGTCATTTTCTTCAGGTCGGTAAATTGCATGTCGGCATGGGTCGTGGCCGTGTTTTGCCACTTGAGGCCGCTGTCCATGACCGCGATCTTGTGGGCGTTCTTGACGCCCTGATGGGTCTGTTTCCACATCTGCCGGATGCGCTGGACGGTTTCCTCGATGAGCTTGCCGTCCGAAGAGAGGATTCCGCTCGGCTGGGCGGAATTCTCGAAGAAAGATTTGTTGTACCGGTCGGCGAAGAGCATGGAGTCGGAGGCGTCGCGGGCCGCGGCGATGGGCGGGAGGCCATAGAAATCGTCGAGCGGGTTCCACGTTTTGAAATGGAGAATCTCCTCCGGCTGAAAGCGGGCGACCTCTTTGCCATTGACGCGGTAGATGTAGCCGACGACGTATTTCTTCGGGTCGGCGATGATCTCGACGCACATGGGATTGAGCGGATAGACCTCGGTCGGGACGCCCCCGATGAAGCTCGTCAAAAGCCAGTAGGCATTCCCGACCAGCTCGAGGAAGCCCTGCGTCCCCTCGCGGAGGTCGTAGCCATTCATGAAATCATTCGCCTCGTCGATGAGCTCTTGCAGGGGATGGCCGGGAAGCTCGACAAGCTGGGCGCCGCCCGCCGTCGCTTCCTTGCGGTACACCTTCAGCGGGAGGCCGGCCATTTTGGTCTGAATGACGCGGACGCAAGCGTAGAGCCAGGCCTGGTCGGCGTAGCGGCCGAGGTAGTCGCCCATGTTGCGGACGGTGGGCCGCGGCGTGTTGCCGGTGCCGTTCAAGGCGGCGGCCAGGACGGCCGGGCCTTCCGTGGCTTTGATGTACCCGAGGCGGGTCAGGACGCGATCAAAGAGACCCATTAGAGAACCCAAACCCCCGGCTGGCTGCGATGCTCAAGCTCGTGCATGAAGACGGCGTAACGCTTCGCGTCCATGAGGTGATCGAGGAACTTGACCGGCTCGTCCAGCACGTTCCCGTTTTTGTCCTGGCGCCATTTGTAGGCCGCGCGCTCTTTGTTGAGGTCGACGTTCTCCGGCACGGTGTAGAATTTCTTCCGCTTGCAAATGTCGATCCCATTGCGGACGGAGTCCTTTCCCTTTTCGACGGGGATGATGTTGAACCCGGCCTGTTTAATTTCTTCGATTCGGTTCGGGTCTTCGCAGTCGGCATAAATTGGGCGCCCGCGGACGTCCTTCGGGATGAGCTCGCCGAGGCGCTCGATGAGCTGCGTGTTTGTGAGGTGCGTTTGATAGAGGCGCTGCCGGAGATAGACGTTGATCTTGTCCCAGAATCCAAGCTGGAGGAGCGCCGTCGGGTTGTTGAAGCCGAAGTCGAGGCCATAGATGACCTCGTCGAATACGTCCGGGAAGGTTTGGACGACTTCATAGGGCTGGTAAATGATGTTGGTGAGGATTCCCCAGAGGCCTTCGGCGT